GGGTTGTAGAACTATTAGACCACGATTCTGCATTTCGTCATGTTTGTGGTACTTATACAATTAATAGTGCTGATACTTGGGAAAAGAAAACAATTACTTTTCCAGCAGATACCACAGGAGCATTTGGTGACGATAATGCTAAATCTTTAGAAGTTCAATGGTATCTTGCTGCTGGTTCTACTTATCAATCAGGAACTTTAGCAACAAGTTGGGCATCTGTTACAAATGGAAATCGAGCAACTGGTCAAGTGAATGTTGCTGATAACACCGCAAATAATTGGTATTTAACAGGAGTTCAATTAGAAGTAGGCAGCGTGGCAACAGATTTTGAGCATTTAAGTTTTGCAGATGAATTGCGAAGGTGTCAGAGGTATTATTGGAAAATAGCTCAAAATACATATAGACGAATAAATGGTTATAAAAGATCTGATGGTAATTCTCATTGGGAAATTCATTGTCCAGTGCCTATGAGAACTGCTCCGTCGCCTACTTTGCTTGTAAGTGGAACATTTACTAATTTTAATACTAATTTTAACACCACTCAAAGTAGTCCGACTGTTGGTGAATGGAACACAGATACAGGTCAAGGTTTACTAGAAGTATCCTCAACTTGGAGTTCAACTAACGTATCAATACCTTCTTGGGAAGGTTACTCAATAGAATTTTCTGCTGAATTATGATTTACAAAATTAAAACTATAGACGAAAAAAAATACGTTATCAGGTTTAATGATAATGGCACTCAAACAGGTTGCACAGAAGGAACTGTTGATTATGAAGAGTACCTTGAGTGGGTAGCAGAGGGAAATACACCCGAAGCTGCTGATTAATTAACCTTTTCGTGCATTTGCCTTGTCATTAACCCCATAGTGACGTAGAGAGGGGATAGGGCTACAATAAGCAGTAAAACAAGCACACTTGAAAAGGATAGTGCTTTTAAAATTGCAAATTTAATCATGTTTCAAAAAATTGCTAATGTTTTGAGTATTGTCTCATTTCTAATGGTAACTTCTGTTGTTGGTGGAGGATACTTTGGCTATAAATATGTAACATCAGAACAGTTTCAAACAAAGATGATGAATAAAGTTCTTAGAAATGTTCAAGGAATGATGCCTAAAGTATTAGATCAGGAATTACCAAAAGTAACAGGCCCATCAATGCCGATCATTAAATGATCTTTGGATTTTTAAAAAAGCTAATTAAATACTATGTAGATAAATTAATTCATTGGATGCGTATGACAAAATTTAATTTAGAGCTTGATAATGATATAAAAAAGTATCACGAAGAATTAGATAAAAAAGTAAAAAAACCAGAAATTAGAGAAGTTGGTAAGTTTGGAGAAGATGGCTGGTCTATTTCTATTGGAGACATAGAAGATGGAGATACCTGAGATAGGTATTAGAGAAGTAAATATTCCTGAGGTATATATTCCTGAGGTATATAACCCTAATCCTGTATTACCTGTAATAACAAATTTAGAAATAGATACTGCTGGATGTACTTATCAGCATAGAGATATTCAAAACACTGGTAATATTCAGCTTTTATTAGATGACCCTAATGGAGTATTTACTACTTGTGATTCTGTTTTTCCTAACTTTTACCCTATTGATTACAGACCAGATCAAATAGTAATTACTGAGGATTTGCCTGTAACTAATGAACAACCAGCAATGCCAGAAACTAAAACACCAGAAGTGAAGCAACCTAAAGAAGAAAAAAAAGAAGTTAAGTTTGTAGAATGTCCTTCCTCGAAAGAGCAGAGGGTGGGAGATTTTCGTAACGAAAAAAAGTTAGAACGTGTTATTTCTCACAAAAGAAGCGAAGATGGGACTAGATGTATAACTCTCTATGAAGACGTTTCGTTTAAAGATCAATACATCCCAGAACCTAGCACTATTGTCTCTACTGCTGTTATTGGTCTTGTGGCTGCGAGTTCTCCTCTTATTCTCAATATAATCAAACCAGCTATTAAGAATATTGTTAAAAAGCTTACAAAGAAAAAAGATAAATCTACTTAGTTTTTATTTTGTGTGTATGAGGTAGAACTTGATTTGGTTGTGCAATAAGTTTGATTCCATCACAATTAACTTGATACTTACCGACAAAAACAACTCCTAATCTTGCTTGCTCACCGCAAATTTTTAAACGATATAATTCCATTTCCATTTTAGTTTTTGATATTAATAACTCTTGAGCTTCAATATTTACCCTTGCAGCTTTTTGACATAGCTCCCCACCTTTACCCAAAGGAATATTAAATTGCATAGATATTCCATAATTTAAGTTGTAATTATCTTTCTCAAATCTTGGGGTTTCTTGAACATATTTAATTTGGCCTGTATCTTCATCGTAAATATTTTGTTTAGTAACTGTTTCTATAGGGCGGTTAAATGACCACGCATCTGTTAAATAAGGAGTTATGGTCAAACTGGGCGAGGTACAAACAATTCCTTGACTGTAGCGATTCTGGGGCAAGCTGGAGGGTGTAATCATGGTTGCGTTGTTATTCACTACCCCTTGGGCATTCGAGCTAGGCGAAGCAACAGTCGTATTAGCCAAAACCCTTGCAGGGCAAAGAATTACAAGAATTACTGACCAAAAATACTTTGAGTTTCCGTTGTTGTGGTAGTTGTAATAGTCCGATTTATTGTGGTTACGTTTGAAAGGCCAGCACCTTGCAGTGACTCTACCAGAGAAAAGCTCTGTCCAGCGTTGACTATTTTCCATCTAGGCACAGCTTCGAGTGATGGACTTGTCCAACTAAACTGAACACCATTAAGAGTTTGAGTTGTTCCAGCAACTGTTGAAGGGTTGATATAACCATTAAGGTCTGCTGATTCGATATTGTGGCCTGATGCAGAGTATGAAAAGCCAGAATTGTATTGGTGCGAAGTGATTGTCTCATTAATTACTGATTGCGAAGTAGAACTCTGAGTACTAGAACCAGACCTAAACTGGGGGACTACAGGTGTTGCAAGGGTTCTCAGAGGTAGTAGTAATATTAATAATAGCCAAAATTTATTTAAATTCAATCTATTTCGATTTGGACAGTAGTGGAGGCAATGCAGCTAGTACCAGATCCAAATGCTCCAGAACAAGAATGAACCCCACTAGATAAACTGCTAATACTGCCACTGCCAAGAGTCCCACCAGAAATAACTGTTGTTTGTCCACCTAAAACTGGAAGTGTTGCTATACCGCTTGATGGAGTGATTGCTGATTGTGTTACGTCACCAGCCTGATATGACTCTGATAGTGAGAACGCTGACCCAGCAGTTGTAACCGATTTATTTGTGTTTACTAAAGCTGGAACTCCATTGCTTAAGCTGCCAAGATTTAAGCCACCTATACCATTTGTTACTACACTGTCCCCTGTTCCTGTAGAGGTAGTAATATTATTTCCGCTTATAGAGTATGAACTAGGTGCGGCATTTGTAATGACATAAGGAGAGTCTATGGAAATTTGTGCTGAAGTTACATACTTAGCCGTTATCTCAGCAAAGGCACTAGAGGGAGAAAGAAAAAGTATAAAAGGCAGTAGTTTTTTCATTTGACTCCTACGTTGGTGTCTTTGTTATCTAATACTTTAGCAGCGTTAGCAGGTTTCTTTTTGTTCACGCTTATACCATAAGACCCTAAGACCCCACTCGTGAGGCCGGCTAAAAACGCTCCATCATTGCGAATCTTGTCCATGTATCCAAGAGTCATCATTGCAAGCGACCAACAAAGAATCATAAATCGGACAGCATGACCAAAGATTTCTCCCCAATCCGTGCCTTCTTTTTCTTCTTGTTCCTCTGCCATAATTAGTATTTATTAGTCATACTATACATAATTACCTATTTACGCAAATGCCTGAGATATATGGTGCATTAGTGGGAGCAGCAGCTACAGCTTTAGTTATGGTTATATCTAACATGAGTAGTCGTAGAGAACGAGATATACGAGACATATACTTCAGACTAAACAAGTTATCAGAAGCGGTTAGCAGAATAGAAGGCAAGATACAATAACGTGTGCTATGTTTGGAAAAACAAACAAACTATGTACAAAATACTAAAACCTATAATTTTACGCTTCCTCACAAGTACATCTGCAAAAAGATTGATTGTGGAGTGTTTAAGGTCAATTTGTAAGCAGACCTCAAACACATTGGATGACCGTGCTGTAGACCTGCTTGAACAACAATTGTTTCCAAAATTAAACTAATGTACAAAGATAAATTTCTCAACATTGAAATAGAAGAACCACCTGTAGAGTTGCAGTTATCTGTAGAGATGCGTATTAGAGAAGTTTTAAAAAGCGATGACTACGATGGAGTAAAAAGATATTGTACACATTTAATACGGCATCAAATGAAACAAGATGTTTTTCTTGCAGGTTTATTAGGACGATTAATTGAATTAGAAGGATTGCTAGTAAAAAAACAAATAAAAGAAGAGCGTAAAACTATGGACAGAATAAAAAAATTCTTTCATAATTAAAAAAAAGGAGTCTATTATGCCAAAAGGTAAAGGAACATACGGTACAAAAAAGGGTAGGCCACCAAAGAAGTAAGCAGTGGCGGTGGCCTACTAGGCTCTAGTTCTCTACCCCAACTCTAGAGTCTTGCCCCAGAGTGATAAATGGTCTGTGTCATTCTGGGGCTACTTTAAAATGGAATATCGTTATCTTGGCCTTTGTATGATGGACTATCAGATCGTGGTGTTTGGTAATTATTATCTACATCAAAAATACTGACCATTATTGATCCAGAATTTTCTTTGCCACTAAAGTCAGGTATCCCTGCAAAATTTATCCATTTATCTAATAACATAAATTGTTTGCCTTGGTCATTCTCCATAATGACTCCAATGTTTACCCAGTTTGCTTTTTGATTGCCATCCCTATCTTTGTACTCTCGTGTCTTGACGGATAGGTTTTTGATCTTTCGTGCCATAAGGAATTTCCTGTAGTATGCGTATGCGGACAAAACCACCAAGGTAGTCTGAGTCCATAGTTGAGATGACAGTATTAAATCGTTTATCGTTGATGCGTAGTGCGTCAGATAATCCGTCAATACCTGCTTTCATTCTAGCAACTAAATTATCTCGGTCATAACTACGTCTGTCTGGTGGTATAAAAGTCATTTCTAAAACTAATTTTTCTGGTATGTTTTCTGTTACACCACGATATTTTTTTAATTGCTCTTTAGATACGCTGTAACAATCTTTTCTATATTGTTTTTTTGCTGTTGCCAGCTTTGCCCAATGCAATCTTTTGTTTGGTGATAGATCTGATGGTGGCCATCCTAATACTATTTCAATCATCTAGTTGCTCCAACTCGTTAATGCGTTTTTTAATTGCATCAAACCTAACCATATATTCTTTTGTTGGTAAATTATTAAACCAAAATTGTGTTTCTAATTCTGCTAATTGCTGCTTGTAATTTGCAATTTCCATAATATTTTTTTGTCTATCTGACCATTGCATTTCATCGTCTGGTATTTTTTCCCATTCGTTATTTTTAAATACACATAACTTGTCTGGTTCGTTTGGATTAAACCACAAGTCACCTGTTTGTAATTTGTTTTCGTTTGTCATTAAGATTTGCTCCATAGTTTAATTAATAATTCTAATTCTTTAATGCGTGCCTTAGCTGCTGCAACTTTTTGTTCTGTTGTCATTTCTCACCTCTTAGTTTTATTTTTACTGCTATTGTATTTCCTAGCAATTGTTTTATTTTTTTCACATCTTTTTCTGTTAGATCATTAAATATTTCATACCTACCTACACGATTTTTTGCAAACATTCTATGTATTTTCTTTTCTAAATCTCTGTAATCACCTCTTGCTTTACTTACAGCTAACACTTCGTCTGGACATTGTGACCTTACTCTGTTTTTTATATTTCTTTTACATGAACTACCTACTTTATAACTGTTAGCACTTTTAAAAAAATAAACGTGACCAACTTCTTTTTCATAGTCAAATATTTTTTTTACTTTTTGTTTTTTTATAAAATTACAAGTTACTTGTCCGTGGCAACGCAACCGTGTTGAAACTATTTCAACGTGTATTCCTAATGCATCTAACTCTGATTCTGATATTAAATAATGTTGTTCATCTGGTATATTTAATCCATTGTTTATTGTTAAACCAGTGCTTGTTGGATAAAAATTATTAATACCCATAGTACCTGTTGACATAGTACTTAATGTTGTTGGCACAGATGTTGACAATGATGCATAAACATATCCCATATTAAATATTTCTTCTATAGCTTTCCCAATCAAAACCAATCATCTTACCTCCGTTTTCACGCAACCTGTCAGTTACACGCTCGCCAAGGTAATCTGCTAATTGTTCTTTTGGAATGTTTGATAATAAAATCTTCTCCTTCCCTTTTTTCTCTCTCTTCTCA